TTGTCCGTTATAGAATAATGGATTAAATAAGTTTGTTACCGATGATGATATTGAATATGTTGAACCACTTAAATAAGGTGCTCCCGATAATGAACGAGAAACTGCGGTTAAATAATTTAATGTCGTACTACCCGTTGCTGATGTTTGAACAGGAACGTTTGTTGAAATTGAAGTTAATGGAGCCCAAAATAATTCAGAACCATTTGATGTAATTGCCGTTGAATATGGTGATGAACCACTTGCAATTTGAATAGATGCAGAAATATGATAATATCCACTTGCACTTATATCATTTGTTACCGAACCACTATAAAGATATTGAGGTAATGCCGATGCAAATTTACCATCTTGATATCCTGGAGGGATAACTGCAGGATTTACTGTATTAATTAATGCCAATGTTACACCACTTGTTGTACCTGCTCCCGTTTGAGTTAGATTTACAATAGATGATGAACTTGCCGTTAATGTTTTTGTACTATTATTCATAAAACGGAAAGTAAATGAACCACTAACTTTAAAGTTTGTTGGTGTACCACTACTTAAAGAACCTAAACCGAATAATTGTGCATCTAATGATGATGTTGCGGTTGTTGTACCAGCTGCTACTGATGTATAGTTATATCCTAAGTTTGCTGTATAAATCGTACCAATACCACTAAAGATAGTCGAACCTGCCGTTGCAAATCCTTTACCATTCAAATATGTAATTGTTGAGTTTGTAGAACTTTGTGGAATTCTACCTGTCAATGCCGTACCCGTTGTTGTGTTTTGTGCCGTTGCCGTTACTGAACTTAATGTTCTTGTATTTGGTGATGCATCCGGTGCAGATGATGATAATAATCCTGCAACAAATCTTAAAATTTCAGATACATTTGTTTCTGAATTAAAGTTATTAAAGTAAGAACCATTGAGGTTTGATTGCCATTGGTTTGAAGTTGGAATACCAACTGTCACATTATCTGGATTAATTGTTCCACTTACATTTAAACTACCTGTGATTTCTATATTATTAGTAGTTGCGTAAACAGAACCAGTTGCTTTGAATATACCTGAAGTTGCTAAACTTTGACTTAAACTATTAATAGTCGATGCAACTGAACCTGAAAAAGTTCCAATGTTACCTGTTAAATCAATTGCTTCGTTTCTATCTGAACCTAAAAGATATAACGTTTGGCTTCCACTTGCGTAGTAAGGAACACCATCTACTAATCCATTGTATGTAGAACCACTAAATACGTTGGGAGCGTTAGTGCCTCTTAAAACTCTATTAACCGCTCTTACTGAACCACTTTCTACTACTGCAAATAAAATTGATGAACCATTTGATGCTGTGATGTTTGATGAACCAGATGCTATTACAATCTCGCCCTTTTGGAAAGATGATGTAACTGCTGATAATCTTTCTAAACTACCACGTCTGTGTTTAATTATTTGTGCCATATTTTAATTTAGTTATCTCCGTTGATAAGTGTTTTTCAATTTATAAATATGAAATTTACATATAAAAAATCAATTACTTAATATATTTTATTTTATTATATTACCATTCACCCTGGTCAATAATATCGGCTTGTGTATTTCCAACATTATCGTAAGGTTCGGATGGTGGATTTCCTGCAGAACCCGTTTCACCATTTACCCAAATTTGTCCACCAACATTGTATTGAGAACCACTTATTGTGATATCTGCATCTACAACTGCCAATGCTCCACTTACTATCAATGAATAATTATCGCCAGTAGTTCCTATTGTTAAATTATTAATAACACTTCCATCTAATTGACGAGATGATGTTACAACATTTTCTGTATTCATTTTTGCTTTAATTGTTAAACCAATTGAAGATGTAAATGCGTTCAATGAAGAACTTATTAAATTTAAACTTGTACTTACCGATGAACTTAAATTTGTTACCGATAAAGCACTTCCACTCAATGTTGCTGCTATTGAAGAAGATATTAAAATTTGAGATGCCGATATTGAAGAACTTATAACTGCTACTTCTAAATCAGTTGCTAAATCATTATATCCAATTGTTCCACTAATGTATATTTGAGATGAACCGGATACAACTCCATCTGGCAAAACTGCTGCTACATTGTTTGTTATAATATTAACAATTGAAGCTGAAAATGTTGTTTCTAATGATTGCGATACTATATTATTTACAGAATTGGTAATATTTGCACCAATATCTGCTGATGTTTGTAGTGCTGAACCACTTTCTATTTGTTTTAATCGTATGAAGTTTGCCATTTATTTAAATTTACCTATAACATAAATATCATTAATTGTAACATTATCAAAATCAATATATCTATCGTTCAATGTTATTACTACATTACTTCCAACTTCTTTAATTGTAAAATTTCCTGGAATATGTAAACCAAATACTAATATTTCAAAATTACTTGGAGTTGCTCCTTCCGTTCCATAATCCAATACTACATTATTAATTGTTAAAGTATTTAAAATATTGTCAAATGAATCTATATATCTTGCGTCTTTTCTAGCGCTATAATTTAATAACTCCGAATGAAAATCATCAATTTTAGATTTATTATTTACAATTTTTATAAGATTTGAATTTGAACGAGTTTTTGATTCAAATTTAGTATTTGTTGGAATTTCAATATTTAATAAACTGCCAGTCAAATCAGTAGACACTAAATTATTAGAGTTTATTTTTGGAACAACTCTATTTAGTTTTTTACTATTTGAATTAAATTGTTTAAGCATATTTTTCTATATCTCCATGTATTTCAATATAATCATCATCATCCAATTCGTATTCAAAATGTGATTTTATAAATTTAATTAGTAATTTACCTGTACTTTCATCGATAATATAATCTCTAGGAGTTATTCCTTGTGTATTTATCATAACTAATAATCTATCTTGCGATTCTCTTAATTCGATTTCACGTAATATATTTACTAATCTATGACCGGGTGCTTCATAAATCCAATAATCCGGATGATTTAAATCTTTAGGAATTAAAACAGCCATTATTGGTTTTCTAAATAATTTTTGTGTAATATCTAATAAATTTCTTTTCATTATACATTTAGAAATTTACCTGTTACAATAATTTCATCGCTTGGTGTTACATTAAATCCTAAATTTAGAGGAATAAAATTAATTGTTAAACTATTTAAACCACCGGTGCAAGTAAAATGTGTAGTTTGATAATATCTTACACCATTTATATAAATCTTAGCATCATACATTGTACTATTTACCGATAATCCAGCTGATATTACTGATTGTAATTGAGTAGGTGCTTCTATTAATTTAATACCCGTAAATGTTATAGTATCGTTTGTGGTTGGATTTTGAGATTTACTATTATTTAATGAAAGAAAATCTATTAAATCTTTATTATCATAATATGGAGATGTAGTTGTTAACATTCCTTCCAATCTACCATTTCCCGTTACATCAGTTTCAGTTGCAACAACAACTCTTTTAGTAGACATTGATTTTTTTGTAGTAGATTGTCCATCGAATTTTTCAGGAAGTAAATATGCATGTACATTTAAAGTAAATTCAACTCTATTGATTCTTTCAGTACCACTACCAACTTCATTTATTATATTATAATCAGATATTAATGTTCTAAATTTAAATCTATCTTTATCGCCCCAATATTGTCCTGTAAAATTTAATGCTTCCACAACGGAATTTAATTGTTCGGTATAAGATGTCCAACACATACATTCATAATTTACTTCCACATATTCTGGCATTGTAATATTATAAATTTCTAATTTTGGTTTTACATTTCCACCTAAAGCTGTAAATCTATCGTATCTATTATCTTTTGAATATTTTGTTACCGCTGGATATGAAACATGTCTATTTAACATTGGCATTGTTTCATCTTTAGCAATGGATGTTCTACGAATCATCATCAATGGTAATTGAAGTTTACCATGCTTATCTCTATAAACACCTTCTCTACGAGAACCATTCCATCTTTCCGAATTACCATAAATTACAGGTATCTTTAATGATTTACCATTATCATCTAATGATGGTAATACAACATCTTCTAAATAAGACATCATAGCATAATCTATATCAAATAGACTTACGCTTTTCTTTACATCATTTTTATTTGATTTAATCTGATTTGCTCTGTTAAAATTCGGCGTTAATGGGTTATGTGCCATAATTATTTAATTCTTTCTTCTATATTAAGATTAGATTTAGTTACCATAAATGCAGAACATACAACACTAAAATTATTATATGGTTGTCCACCTACTAATTGTATTTCATTTGTATTATCAATTTCAAAATATCCTTCATTCCATTTAATAATATCACCCACTTCAGGATAAATACCTTTTTCTTCCAACATCCACCTATCTAATTTGAATGTTACATTTTGGTCAGTATCTAAACCAAATCCTTCATAACGAGCGGATTCAGGTTCTTGGTCAACTATTGCGTAAACTTGAACGCCGGGATACCAAGTTTTATTAATAGATTCTCCATATATATTTACTTTAGTTTCATTTAAATTAATTTTAAATAGAACTATTGTACTTTGTATAATATCATCTACTAATTCTCTTGCCAACCCTTTAAAAAAGGCTACATCTCTATCTGATACAAATTTTGGCATATTATCCTACATATAATTTTAAAGGTACTTTTCTCAACATTTCTTGCTGATGGTTTGATTCATGTGTTTTATTTTCCATCACATTCTTTCTACTCAATTCTTCTAAATTTTCTCTTAATTGAGTAATCAACATATCTTTTTCTACTTGAGCTTCAGCTCTTAATGCCGCACCATCCAAATTAACTTCTCCATCAGGAATTGGAATAGATGAATACTTCTCTCTAATTGCACCTAATAATTCTTTTGCAAGTGCTAATGTGTATTTTCTAATCCATTGTTTACCAACATCATTTATATTTGAATATTGAATAAAATCATATGGAATATCAGAATAATCAGAAAGTGAATCCGCTTGAATTGTTTGTGAATTATGTTCAAATTCATCTCTACTAATGTAATCAAAATATAATCTCATTGGTCCAAAGCCAGTTTTTGGTAGAGGAAAAACTTCAATTATATTATCAACAATATTAAAACTATGATGTGATTTTCTAATATGGTCATTTAATTCGATTGCCTGAATTCTTAAAATATCTTCATAGAGAGGCATTAATAAAAATTGTGCTGCCGGAGAATAAGAACCAAATCCCATCTCATCCATTAAGTTTAATGTACCTTGTCCACCAACTGAATATGGGTCAAAAAATCTTTGAATTGCAGGTGTAGCTTCGTGATAAACTTTTACTACATCTATTGTGGATGAACCACTAAACATAGTAGTAAATGATGCAGATGTTTCAACATTAACAGATGCACTCATCAAATTATATCTTTGCTGACCGGGAATTAAATCAATATATGCTTTCTGAATAGCTGTATTACCACCAACTCCTGCTAATGTACCATATTGTTGGGACATACGAACTGTTGTTGGTAAGAATGAACCATCTACAAGTGTTTGCGAATAATTTGCTACTTTACCTTTAGGTTGTCCTCTTAAAACATCTAAGTTGTTTCTAAGATTGAATTGATTTATTTGTGCTGAGTATTCCGAAACCGATTCTTCAAAACAAGCATAAAATTGCTCATCAACCATTTCAACATCTACAATGGGATACCCCAAACGTTTAGCACACCATATTGCCGTTTTTGGTCCATCGTTTTTAAAGTCGGTATCACTATCGTAAATACCAAATGGTGTCGAGCCCGATATAGCAGAACCACTGCCGGTCCATTTTAAATTTTGAGACATATTAATCCAATTATATTTACATATAAATATAGAAATAAAAAAAGAGTGGATATTTCTAACCACTCTTTCTTAGTTTACTTTATTTTATTTAAATTTTTGACAAAAAAAGAGGAAGTATTTCTACTTCCCCTTTTAATATTACTCTAATTGATTAAGATTAAAGAGTCTCTAATCCATCAACGATAATCTTACCGTAAAATTCTGGTCTTACGATTTTCTTAGCGTAACGAGTCATAACTCCTCTTCTTGGAGTGAAGTTAGTTGGGTCGTACACTAATGGAGTCATAATCAATGGTACATATGGTGCGTAAACTGCTCCTGTTTCGAAGAAGTTAGAACCTTTGAAACCTAATAAGATTACGTTCTCAGTCATGTAAGGGTTTTTGTAAACATCGTATCTATTTGAGATAGAACCGATATTAGTTACACCTGCAGCAAATTGTAAAGCGTCTTTACCAGGATTTGCAGAGAAACCATTCATTGATTCTAAGATAGTTGCTACGTTAGGAGAAACTACTAAGAAGTTTGCTCCACCTCTCATTGTTAATTGGTGAATTTTGTTAGATACCTTTTGTAATTTGATACCTAAAGTTTGATACCAAGTACTCTTTGTGTAAGCTGATGCAGCTGCTGCTGAAGAATCAATAGAGAATCCAGCACCATTCCAATCATATCCTACTTTAGAAGACCAGTAGTCAGTTGTGAAAGCGTTTTGTTGTAACATTTCTAAGATTTCTAAATCGATTTCTAAAGAGATGTATTCACTTAACATTTGAGTCAATTCCGCTTCTGCATCTACAGAGTGGTATGCGTTCAAATCTTGCGCCAATTCAGGAGTCCAAATTGCTTTTAATTTTCTTGTCTTAGCAACAATTGGTTCAGATTTCAATTCTAATTCGATTTCTGGAATTGCTAAATCAGAACCTCTATCTTCGAAGTCACCTCTTAATTCTGCAGTTGGTTGTTTGTGGTATGCTAAAGATACACCAACAGTTGCTAAGTTAGATAAACCAGTTACAGTTGCAACGAATTCAACGTTAGAACCATTCTTAGTTGTGTATTGAGGATAAACTCCTGTTACAGAACCTGTTAAGAATGTTGGTTCGAATGCTCTTACAGCATTGAAATCAGCATCTGCTGGTAAAGCAACTACAACTTTCTTCAATGTGTTACCTGCATAAGATGCAGAAACTGAACCTGAAGTTAAATCCCAATCGATATCAGCTAAAGATGCTGAAGCGAATGTTGCAGTGATAGCAGAAGTTGCGTTATTGATTGTGTATCCGAATCTACCTGCACCATACAAACCACCTTCAGCTACTTGAGTTGAACCTAATTTGTTACCTGCTGGAGATAAAGAATCTTTACCAAAAGTACCACCTGCACCAAATAAAGAACGCTGAGAATCAGAGAAATCTGGGTTACCCGCTGGGTTAGAACCATATTTGAAGTCCATGTAGAAAATAAGACCTGAAGGTAAGTTCATTGGTTGAACTGAAACGAATTC